GCATGAGGCCGACCTAGGCCCTGCCCAGCGCATCCGGAACGGCGCGCTTGAGATCGGCTTCCGGGCCGATCCTGACCAGCCCAGCCGCACCGTGCAAGGCGCCCGCGTCCGGGTGTGGTATCACGCCGAATGGAGCGAGGGCCGCCTGACAGACGCCCAACACGAGGCGGCGGATCTATACAGCTTTTGGAGCGAGGAAGCCGAGCTACTGCGCCACGGCAAGCCTGCTATGCGCGGCGGGCCAGGCGGTGGGGCGTTTAGCGGGCCATCGGATAGGCTGGTGTGGTTGCTGGCGCAGTTACGCGCGGCGGACGCGGCGCTGGACCTGCACCGTGATCCGGTCAAGCTGGCGATATGCTGGAACCTGACGCCGGAGCATCCCGATGCCGTGCGGGTGGGGCTGCGGCGATTGGCTGAGTTTTGGGGGATGTGAAAAAAAACGCATGGCGCGCATTTTTCCCGTTGACAGTGCGGGCCAATGGTCCTATATTCCCCTTATCAGCAAGGGCAATCAAGCCCGGCTGAAACGGAAGATAGACAGATGGCCTATTCAATCGCTCAAGCCGCCACCCTAATCGCCGATTTTGACGTGCCCCTGAGCCGCCTTTACACGGCGCAACCTTTCCGCCGTCGCGCCATTGCTGAGACGTTTGAGGCGCAAATTGCGCCAGTGATTGGCGCCGAATTGGCGGCGCGTGTGGCAGCGGTGTTATTGATTGCGGCGGAGGCGGCGCGATGATTGACCAAATCATTCAAAACATTTCCCATCATGCTTGGGAAGTAGGTCAAGCCGCCAAGGTATGCGCCCAGGAAATCGCGTCTTTCCATGCCTCATGGCACTCCGTATTAAAGCCCCGCCTCACCAAAGACGGGGATATGTGGTGCGCCCTTTACGGTGACGATCTGCAAGTTGGCATTGCTGGCTTTGGCCACAATCCAGCCGCCGCGCTTCTGGCCTTCAATGTGGCGATGTGCAGCGAAAGCGGCACGCATGTCATTGATGACCGGGTTAAACCCCCATGACCCCTGACCAATTCCGCGCCGCCCTTGCCGATCTGCGCTATTCCCAAGCTGCCTTTGCGCGCCTAGCCATGGTTGACGCGCGCACCGTTCGCCGATGGTGCGACGGGACGCGGGCAGTGCCTGGCCCAGTGGTGGCGCTGCTGCGGATGATAGAAAGACAAGGGTTTTGGGCGCCGGAAAGGAAATTCTGACCATGGAATGGCAGCCGATCAAGACCGCGCCGAAAGACAAACCAATTTTGGCGTGGTGCAACCATGATGCAGACCCTTATGTTGAGGACGCACAAACAGGACGATTGACAACATATGGCGCGCACTGTGAAGGTCTTGCCTATGCAACTGATGGCTACAATGTTGTCGAATGGGGTGGTGAAACGAGCGAATACGGTGACTATAACGAATTGTTATATAGCATTCCCGATTGGTGGTTTGTTGTTGGGAGTGATTTTGAGGTAGCAGCTAACCCTACCCACTGGATGCCCCTGCCCGATCCGCCAAAAACCCCTTGACAAGCTGCCGCCGGGCTTGTAGCGAGGGAATATAACTCACAATTGCGCCCGGAGCCGGAAAGGCTACCGGGCTTTTTCATGGGCAAGACATGGCGCGCAGTTCCGCAACTCGCAAAGGCAACGGCGCGGGCCACGGTGGCGCAGCGAGCGGCGCAGGCTACGGGCCAGGCGCAGGCCCGGCCAAGGCTTTTACCAGCGAGCAGCAGCCGACCGGCGAGGCCAAGTCCGCCGGCAAGGAAGTGGCAGCCGAGATCAAGGCGCAGATCGCCGCGCGCAAGGAAGAGATCCTAGCCGCGCAATTCACGCGCGCCCTTGATCCGCTGCACCCGCAAGGGCACGCGGCGGCCAAGGATTTGCTGGACCGGATCGCGCCGCCTGAGAGCAGGACGGACGTGACCACGAATGGCGAGCGGCTTGGTTATGTCATCATGGCGCCAGCAGAGGCAGAGGACGCCGAAGCATGGGCGAAACAGCATCAGCCCCAAGCGTAGTTTGGCGCCCCCAGGCAGGCCCTCAAACGGCGCTCCTGACTTGCCCGGTTTTTGAGGTTTTCTTCGGTGGCGCCCGAGGCGGCGGCAAGACTGACGGGATGCTTGGCGAATGGGCCGTTCATGCGGACCGATACGGCAAGCAGGCGATAGGCCTGATGGTCCGCCGCACGCGGACGGAATTGCAGGAGACATTCGAGCGGGCGCGGGCGTTGTTCACGCCATTGGGCGCGCAATTCACCAGCGTCCCCATGCGGTGCGTGATGCCAGGCGGGGCAAGACTGACCTTCGCCTACCTTGAGCGTGACGCGGACGCTGAAAGTTATCAGGGCCACAGCTACACGCGGGTTTATGTCGAGGAGGCGGGCAATTTCCCCAGCCCGGCGCCGATCTTGAAGCTGTTTGCCACGTTGCGGTCAGGTTCTGGCGTCCCGTGCCGGATCAGGTTGACGGGCAATCCGGGCGGCCCTGGGCACCAATGGGTGCGGGCGCGCTACATTGACCCGGATCCGATGGGCTGGCGCGTTATGAAGGACGACGTAAGCGGCCTGGAGCGGGTCTATATCCCGTCCCGCGTTGGCGATAACCGGCACCTTGGCGCGGATTACGTGGCGCGGCTGCGGGCGAGCGGTGCGCCGGAATTGGTTAGGGCTTGGCTAGAAGGCGATTGGTCTGTCATCGCGGGGGCGTTCTTCCCTGAGTTTGACATGGGCCGGCACGTCATCGCGCCGCGTGAATTGCCTGAGCATTGGTTTCGGTTTCGGTCTTTGGACTGGGGCAGCGCTAGGCCCTTCTCGGTGGGCTGGTGGGCCGTGTCTGACGGCGAATTGCCTGACATCCCGCGTGGTGCGCTGGTGCGCTACCGCGAATGGTATGGCAGCACCGGCAAGCCAAACGAGGGCTTGCGAATGACTGCCGAGGAAGTGGCGCTTGGTATCGCGCAACGTGAGGCAAGCGACCCTAAGCCCGAGAATGGCCTGCATGGCGTGGCCGATCCGGCCATCTTCAGCAGCGACGGCGGGCCTAGCATTGGCGAGCGCATAGCGCGGTCGGCCAAGGTTTTCTTCCGCCCGGCGGATAATGCCCGCGTGTCACGTCAAGGCGCGCTTGGCGGGTGGGATCAAGTGCGGGCAAGGTTGCGCGGTGATGAAACCGGACCGGGTTTGCTGATTTTCAGCACATGCCGCGACCTAATTCGCACTCTGCCGGCGTTGCAGCATGATCCGGACCGCCCGGAAGATGTGGACAGCGACGGCGAAGACCACGCGCCGGACGAGCTTCGCTACGCCTGCATGAGCCGCCCATGGGTGCGGCAAAAGCCGGTGCATCAGCCGGGAGCGATTGTATCGGTTGGCGCGTCAAACACCGCCACCTTCAACGACTTGTGGAAAACCGCGCCGCGCGCTTCGCGGTGGTGATGGAGTTCAAACCATGTCTATGAATGCGCCGTTTTCGCCCGGCGAGACGCTCACGCTTGCCGTGACGGATGCCAGCAGCAACGCCAGTTTTGGTGCGGCGGGGGCGCAGGCTTCCGTGATCGAGGTGCAGAACCTGGGCGCGCTGACGTGTTTTATTGCCTTTGGCGCGACTGCCACAACGGCGGGCTATCCGATTGGCGCGGGGCAGTCCAAGGTGGTCAGCAAGGCGCCAGGCGTGGCGCAGATCGCGGCCATTTGCGCAACCGGGCAAAGCACCGCGCTATTCATCACGGCGGGCCAGGGGCGCTAACTTGGGCCAGCGCATCAACACGCGGTTACGGGCTGGCGGCAACGTCAGCGGCGCCGTGTTTGATTTTATGACAGGCGGTCTTGATCCGCGCATCACTTTCACGCGCGCTTCTGCCGCTTGGTATTTCAACATCGCTGGTAATCTGACGCAGGCTGCGACTGATGTGCCGCGCTTTGATTATGACCATGCCACGTTGCAGGCACGCGGTTTGCTGACCGAAGGCGTCCGCACCAACATCGCCTTGCATTCGCGCGATTTTACGCAAAGCGCATGGGTCAAGACCAACATCACCGCCGCGTTGAACGTCACTGGCATTGACGGCGTTGCCAATAGCGCGTCACGGTTGACCGCCACGGCTGCCAACGGGACGGCGCTGCAAACCATTACCTCAGCCAGCGCTTCGCATGTCAGCAGCTTCTTCGCGCGGCGCATTACCGGCACTGGCACGGTGGAGATCACGCAAACCAACGGCGCGACTTGGACGGCCATCACGCTGACCGCCGCGTGGCAGCGGTTTGAAATTCCGGTTGCGACAATCGCTAACCCGGTCATTGGCTTCCGTTTGGTGACAAGCGGCGACGTGATTGCGGTTGACGTGGCACAATGTGAGGTTGGCACTTTTGCAACCAGCCCAATCATTACCGGCGCCGCATCAGTGACGCGGGCAGCGGAAACCGGCACGGCAAACTTGACTATTGGACCGGAATTTTCGTTGCTTTCAGAATTCGTGACTGTTGCGCGCTTTTCCGCCGCAGGCGGCGGCACAAATCACTCCACACAGCTTAATGATGGCACTTCCAATAATGCCTTTACATTATCGCAAAGAAACACAGTGTCGCCAACAATGAATTTAGTGGTTGCGGTTAGTGGCGTGAATACAAACTTAACGACAGATGTGCTGAATCTTGGTGTTGTGCAAAAGCAGATTGGCTCTTATTCAGGCGGAAATGTCGCATCGGTTGCTAACGGCGGAACAGTCCGGACAGCGAGTGGATTGACTTTGCCTGCCATGACCCAATTGCGGTTTTCGTCTTCTGGTGGTGCTGGCTCCAATTCAATCACCTACATGCGTCGCATTGTGATTTATCCAACCAGCCTATCAAACAGCGTTTTGCAGGCGCTTACCGCATGACCTGGACCTATACGTTCCACCGCTTCACCAATCGCGCGGCTTTTGACGCGGCCTATGACGCGGCGGGCTTTGCGCGTGAAGGTGGGCAGATTGCACCGCCTGAGACCGTGGCGCTGGACGTGTGCGGCACGTTGTATGACCCGGCAGAATACAATGCCGAGGGCGTCATGACCAAGCCGCCCGCCGCGCTGCAAGGCTATCACGTCAATGCGGCATGGGCTGACGAGGTGCCTGATGCCTTCAAGGCTAGTTTGATTGTGCCAACTGCTCCGAGGAGGGTTTTCGCGTAATGTCGCAGGAACCCGACGATCTTGACTATGACACGCCTGCCGGCAAATACCGCCGGTGGATTGTCGAAATCGAGCAAGCCGATCAGTGGTGCAATAACTGGTATCAAACGGCGCAGCGATGCTTGGACCGGTATCGGGACGAGCGGAAGAACGCGTCTTCCTCAGATGACGGCGAGCGTCGCATCAATATCTTTTGGTCAAATGTCTCCACCTTGCAGCCGGCGCTTTACGCGCGCCGCGCGAAGCCAGTGGTTGAACGGCGCTTCAAGGATGCTGACCCGATTGGCCGCACGGCGGCGGAAGTGCTTGAGCGCGCCGTTACCTTTGCGACTGACAGCGACCAATTCGACGAAGTGATCAAGCAAGCGCGCGATGACCGGCTAATCGTGGGCCGTGGCAC